TCTGTGGGCCGTGAAGAGCGAGAAGTCGAACGAAGTCCACCCCATCAAGACGTGGGCATACATCCAGCTCGGATACCACGCAAAGGCACTCGAATGAGCACCCCCGCCGAAACCCTAGCATCGTGCAAGGCCATCGTCGAAGCGGCGGAGAAGGCGTGGCAGGAAGCGACGCCGGGACCGTGGGAAATCAAGCATAACCTTTTTGAAGTTCACGGAATCTTCGGCAGTGGAGATGCGAAGGTCATCAACCACGTCCCCGTGCGCACCCCCGAACAGGAAGCCACCGCCCGCCTCATCTGCGCCGCCCACGCCGCGTTCCCCGGATGGCTCGCCGAACGGAAGGGAAACATCGTCGGCATCGAGGCCGACTTCGCGAGCATCACGCCTGCGAACAGGATTTGGGGAGAGCAGAAACTTGCGACCCTCACCGACCGCCTCGCGCCCGTCGCGCTCGCACTAGGCGTGCCGGGGCCGGAGGTGGAGAAGTGAGGATCGAACTGACCACCATCCACATCGCCCAAAGCGGGCGCGTCTACATCCTCGCTGAAGACGTGGCGCGACTGATCGAAGAGCTTGTGGCGACTGAAGCCCCCGATGTCAGGAACCGCGGGAACGAATTGGCCACCAACGTCAGGAAGCTGAAGGCGAAGGAGCCCGCCCCGTGAGAACCCGCCGCAACAGCAGGACGCGAAGCTGGGCGCGGGCGACCCGCGAGCACAACTTCCAACTGTCCGCCCACATGCAAAACCTCCGCACTCATCCGCGCGACATCAAGCGCCTAGAATCAGGATGGAAAGCGTACTGGCGAGCCAACCGAAGACTCCGAAACATCGCAAGCCGCTGAACCCGGCCCCGCGCCGCACAATCGACCACAGGAGCGAAACGTGGACTACAAGGACTTCCTAGAAAAGAAGTCACAGCGCGCCGACGATGGAGGATTCGCGCCCCTCTTCATGCCGTCATTTCTATTCGACTTCCAAGCCGCACTTGTCGAGTGGGCAGTCCGCAAAGGACGAGCCGCAATCTTCGCCGACTGCGGACTCGGAAAGACGCCGATGCAACTCGTCTGCGCACAGAACATCGTCGAGAAAACCAACCGCCCTGTGCTGATTCTGACACCCCTGGCAGTCGCGTCCCAGACCTGCGAAGAGGGCGAGAAGTTCGGCATCGAATGCCACCACGGGCGCGACGGACAAGTACGGCCTGGGGTCAACGTCGCCAACTACGAACGGCTCCACTACTACAACCCCGCCGACTTCGCCGGCGTGGTCTGCGATGAATCCTCCGCCATCAAGGCCATGAGCGGGCAGCGCCGAAAGGACGTGACGCGGTTCATGTCCAAACACCAATACCGGTTCCTTTTCACCGCGACGGCCGCGCCGAACGACTACATCGAACTCGGCACAAGCAGCGAGGCGTTGGGGTACTTGGGCCAGAAGGAAATGCTCACCAATTTCTTCCGGTCAACCGACGGCGCCGAACACGTCTTCTTCAAGCAGGACGATTTCTGGAATACGCACAAATTCATGTTCAAGGCACACAGCGAGGAACCGTTCTGGCGCTGGGTCTGTTCATGGGCGCGAGCAATCCGGCGCCCTTCCGACCTTGGCTTTTCTGACGAGCGGTTCAATCTGCCGCCGCTCAACGTAATCCAACACATCGTTGAGAATCCAGAGCCTCCGCCGGGCGAGTTGTTCCATCGCGTCGCGCACAGTTTGAAAGAGCAGCGCGCCGAGAGACACCAAACGCTCGCACGCCGCTGCGAGAAAGTCCTTGAACTCGTCTCGCACAACCGCCCCGCCGTCGTCTGGTGCCACTCCAACGAAGAGGGCGACTTGCTGGAGGACATGATCCCGGGATGCGTCCAGATCGCAGGGCGCCACAGCGACGAAGAGAAGGAAGAATCCTTCGCCGCGTTCTCCCACGGCCAAGCGCGCGTGCTCGTCACGAAGCCGAAGATCGGCGCATGGGGACTCAACTGGCAGCACTGCGACCATATGACGTTTTTCCCGTCGCACTCCTTTGAGCAGTTCTACCAAGGCGTCCGCCGGTGCTGGCGCTTCGGGCAGAAGAACCCCGTCACGGTTGACATCGTGACGACCGAAGGCGAGGCCGGTGTCACCGGCAACCTCAACCGCAAGGCAGCAGCGGCAGACCAAATGTTTGCCGCGTTGGTCCGCGAGATGAACAACGCGCTGGCAATCAGCCGCGCGGAAAACCACAAGAGCGAAATGGAGCTGCCCGCATGGCTGTGATCGAGAAGAAAATCGGAGAACGATTCGCCCTCTACAACGGCGATTCCTGCGAAGTCCTGCCGTCCCTTCCCGCCGAGTCCATCGGCCTGTCCATCTACTCGCCTCCGTTCGCCGAGTTGTACAACTACAGCGACAGCCCGCGCGACCTCTCCAACTGCGTATCGCTGGAGGAGTTCATGGAGCACTACGCTTTTCTCATCAGGGAAATCTACCGCGTCACGAAACCGGGGCGCCTCACATTCGTGCATTGCATGGACACGATGAAGGGCCAGCACTACCGCGACTTCCCCGGAGACATCATCCGTGCGCATGAGGCGGCAGGCTTCGCATTCCACTCCCGCCGGTCCATATGGAAAGACCCGCTTCGGGTCGCTATCCGCACGCGCCTGCTCTCGCTGATGCACAAGCAACTCGCCAAGGATTCGGCACGCTCTGCCGTGGCTGGCGCCGACTACCTTCTCGGGTTTGTCAAGCCCGGCGTGAACGCTGACCCGATTGCGCATCCCTGCGGGTTGACCGCCTACGCTGGCGAGGAACGCCCGCCGGAGGAACTCATCCGCAAGTACCGCGATTGGGACGACCCCAAGACCAACCGCCTCTCGCACTGGATATGGCGACGCTACGCATCAAGCGTTTGGATGGACATCCGCGCCGGCCGTCTTCTCCCCTACAAGAAGGCCAAGGAGAAGGAAGAGGAAAAGCACGTCTGCCCGCTTCAACTCGACGTCATCGAGCGCGTCCTCACCCTGTGGAGCAATCCCGGCGACGTGGTTCTCACCCCGTTCCTCGGCATCGGGTCGGAAGCCTACTGCGCAATCCGCATGGGGCGGAAAGCTATCGGCATCGAACTCAAGCCGTCCTACTACTCGCAAGCCGTCCGCAACGTCGAGAGCGCCCTCTCGCCGTTCGCCGCAGACGTTGACGGGGATATGTTCGGAGGCGACATGTTCGGCGGAGGATTCGAGGAGGAGTCCGACGCCGACGAAACCGAAGGCGACGCGATGGACGCCGAAGGCGACGCCCCGTGACGCTCCGCCCCTACCAACTCGACGCCGACGCCCGGACCCGCGAAGCACTCAAGCGGCTCCGGGCTGTCGGCAAGCGCCCCGCCGTCCTTGTCGTCATGCCCACAGGCGGCGGCAAAACCGTCCTCTTCGCCGAGGGCATCATTGCCCGCGCCGTTAAGAAGTCTTCCTCCGCTTGGGTAGTGGTCCCCAAGAATCAACTCGTCAAGCAGACCTCCCGCAAGCTCGACTCCATCGGCATTCCGCACGGCATCATCCAAGCCGATTCCTGGCGCACCAACTACGCGGCGCCGGTTCAAGTGTGCTCAATCTGGACCCTTGTCCGTCGTCTCGACAACCTCGCCCACAATCGCCCGCACGTCGTCGTCTGGGATGAAGCCCACCACATCGCCGAAGGGAACAGCTACGCCAAGGTACTCGATTGGCTTGGCCCTTCCGTCGTCTCTGTCGGCTACACCGCGACGCCCTGCCGGCTCGACGGCAAAGGACTCGGCAGCGCGTTCGAGGAAATGATCGTGGCCACCGATATTGCCGACCTCACGGCCCAAGGCTTCCTTGTGCCCGCCCGCGTGTTCGTTGCCGCCAAAGGCCCCGACCTCGACGGCGTTCGGAAGTGCGGCGGGGACTTCAATCAGAAGCAACTCGGCGAGCGCATGGGCACGTCTCGAATCCTCGGGGACATCGTTGTCGAATGGAGCAAGCACGGCGAAGGCAGGCGAACCGTCTGCTTTGCCGTCAACGTGGACCATTCGCAGCAGATCGTCGCGGCCTTCAAGACGGCAGGAATCCCCGCCGCGCATATCGACGCCGACACACCCGACGCCGACAGGGACCGACTCATCGCGGCTCTCGACGCGGCGGAAATCAAGGTGCTATCGAGCGTCGGCGTCTTCACCGAAGGCTTTGACCTGCCAAGCGTCGGCGCCGTCATCATGGCACGCCCCACCGCCTCCCTCTCGCTTTACCTTCAGATGGCAGGCCGCGGCGTTCGCCCGGCCAAAGGCATCGCGACTGCCGGCGAGGATTGTATCTTCCTGGACCACGCGGGGAACACGGTGCGCCACGGCTTCATTACCGACCCCCGCGACTGGAGCCTTGCCGACGGCGCCAAGAAGCCCAAGCAGGAACGGGAGCAGCGCGAGGTTCTGGTTGAGCGCGAAGGCGTTCAGCGCGAGCTTGCGATTGCAGACGACACCCCGCTCGTCGAAATCACCGCGGCGGGATTCACTACCGACGATCCCGGTTTTCTCCGCTCGAAACACGGCAAGGTCGTCCCCGTCACGCCGGAACAATGGGAGGCTGTCAAGGCTGAGGAAACCGACCTGCGCGCCTTCTACTGCGCCGCCGTCGACGCGGCTTTCATCGCGGGCGAAGAGGCTTGGGTGCCTTCCTACGAATGCAAGCGCCAGTTCGGGCGCAAGCCAACCACCAAGCAAGAGCACGAATGGAGCAACGGAAGGATCAAGTTCGGGTTCGACTACCGGACCAAGAAGCACGAACGGCAATGGCAGCCACCCACGCAAGGAGCGAGCAAATGAAACACTCGGAAATTGCAAGAGCGACTCAGCCGGAATCGCCTCAAGAGGACTTCCTTTCCGACCTCGCGGAAGACTGGCGAGAATACTGGTGGGGCATGCCGTCTTTCGATCAAGCAGGAGACGCGACTCCCGCCAAGAAGATCACGATGAACTTCCTCAGTCTCGACGACTTCCGCGAGTTCTGCGAAAAGCTGGGATTGCCGAAGGGCGCGCGCGCGGATTCGGCGTGGTTCCCGCATCAGGAACCGTTCAAGGGGGAGTTTGAGTTCATCGGCCCGAAGGCAACCACGCGCTACCCCGTTTGTATCCCGTCCAAGGGCCGCTGGGACGTGCAGAAGACGGGCGACGCCCTCTATCGAATGGGAATCAACCACCTCTTCTTTGTGGAGGAAACAGAGGCGGACAAGTACCGCGATACACTCGGCGAATACGGAATGAGCCTCGCAAGAGTAAAGGGCACCGACCAATGAGCGACCGAGACGACGATTTCCACCCCCTCCAGCATGAGGCGTTCGTAAAGATGGCAGAGCGGGAAGCAGGGCCGCGCACCTACACCATAGAAGTCACCGCGGAAGACATCGCCAACGGCATCCCAATGGAGCCGTGCAAGTGCCCTATTTCGCTCGCCGCAACCCGCTCAATCGGGTATCCGTGCGCCGTCGCTGTTGACTACATCCGAAAGCGGTACGGAGACGACCACGCCGCGCTTCCGAAAGAGGCCGCCGACTTCGTTCTCAGATTCGATTCAGGCCGTCCCGTCGCGCCCTTCCAATTCGAGGTCACGCTATGAAGATCGCCCTCTGCGGACGCGGCGGCACCGGCAAAACAACCCTCGCGGCGGAGCTCTCCCGGCGCCTCGCCCTCCCCATGATTTCCGAGCAAGTCCGCGTCGCCGCCCGAAACCTCGGCATTGAACGCATCGACACCATGGACCGCGATTCACGCATCCTCCTCCAGGGCGTCGCCCTCGCATCGCAGCGCCACTTGGAGGACTTCTACCACGCCAGCGGCTTCGTCTCCGACCGGTCCACCTACGACTATCTCGGCTACTACCGCGAGCTTCTTGGCGGCCCCGCTGTCCACACCTACGCGGCCCTCGCCTTCCAATCGCGCTACGATGCAATCATCGTCGTCACGCCCTACGGCGGACCACGGGAGGACGATGGCTTCCGCTTCGGCGACTCATTCGCTCAAATCGAGGCCAACGTGGAAGCGTTCATCCTCTCGCGAACCCTTCACGTTCCCCGCCTCATCCTCTCCGCCGGCACGATCCCCGACCGCGTGGCCGATTGCATGGCGTTCGTCGAGCGCGTCCGATGACCATCCACCCAATCGACACCGCGCCCCGCGGCGACGGCCTTGTCCGCCTCGTCACGGCAAACGGCGATATTCTCGTCTGCCAATGGTTGCCGTCCTATCGGAAATGGGTCTGGCAACTCTGCGGCCTCTACTTCTCTGATTCCGTTTTCGTCGGGTGGACCGTATGATATACGGTTCCGTTTGCAGCGGCATCGAAGCCGCAACGGTCGCATGGCATCCGCTCGGTTGGCGCCCCGCATGGTTCGCCGAAATCGAACCCTTCCCGTCCCGCGTCCTCGCGCACCACTACCCCGACGTGCCCAACCTCGGCGATTTCACCACCATCGGAGCGGATCGTGGACCAGTTGACCTTCTTGTCGGAGGAACACCTTGCCAAGCCTTCTCCATCGCCGGAAAGCGCCTCGGATTGGATGATCCACGCGGCAACCTGGCGCTGGAGTATCTCGCGCTGGCTCGCCGAACGATGGCTCGATGGCTCGTCTGGGAAAACGTGCCCGGAGTCCTGTCGTCAAACGGCGGACGGGACTTTGGCGCCTTCCTCTGTCACCTTCAGCAACTCGGGTATGGGTTCGCCTACCGAGTGCTGGACGCTCAGTTCTTCGGAGTGGCCCAGCGACGCCGCCGTGTGTTCCTTGTCGGACATTCTGGAGGAGACTGGCAGCGTTGCGCCGCGGTACTTTTTGAGCGCGAAAGCCTGCGCTGGAATCCTCCGCCGCGCCGAGAGAAGGGGGAAGCTAGGCAAGCTCCCGCACTCACTGAAAGCGGCTCTAGAGGACGCGGCGACTTCATGCTCAACGGAGGGATTACCGCCTTCGACCCCGCCCAAATCACCTCCGCCGCCAACCGGTCAAACCCGAAGCCGGGATCGCCGTGCCACACCCTCCACAAAAGTTCCGCCCCCATGATCGCGCCAACACTCCGAAACCGCCGTCCGGGCGAAGGTGGACAAGGCACCGACACCGACCAACTCGTCTTGGCGAAGTCCCTTTGCGCACATACCGGCATACACGAAAAGGCACAGACCATCTTGCCGGTCGAAGGCACCCTTGATTCCACCCCCCAAAGCGTCCGCCGACTCACCCCGCGCGAGTGCGAACGGCTGCAAGGATTCCCGGACGATTACACCGCTATACCCGGCGCCAAGGACTCGCCCCGCTACGCCGCACTCGGCAACAGCATGGCCGTCCCGTGCATGGCATGGATCGGCCGGCGCATCGCAGAAGTCGAAAGGCTGTGCCCCGTATGAGCGACCTCCACAACCTCGACGCCGAACGCGCCGTTCTCGGCGCCATGCTGCTTGATCCACCAATCGCCGACGACGTATG